TCAACGATTCTTCAATCTCTTTACTTCCTCGTGCCATGGTAATTCTCCTCCCCTTAAAGGTTGTAACGGTAAAATGGATGGGCGGAGGGGGATGTTTGATCCCTCTCCAGCCCGGTTAATTTACTTACTGGCCGTCTACATGTCGTAAGGCATGCAGATCAGGTCAACGTATGTTGCGGTTCCAGCGGTACCGCCCGTACCGGTAACAAACCCGGCGCCGTCTGCAAATGCGAGGGCGGTTTCTTCCGGGGCCTGCAGGGTTACATAACCCAGGGCGCAGTATCCGTCCGGAAGATCGGGCAAGCGGCAAGCTGCTGCAGCCAGGGTTGCGCTGTCGTAGTCTGCCTTATTCACCACATTGCCGGGGCCGATAACGGTCCCGGATGTGCCGGCCGCGGTGCAGATGAGATACTTGGCAACGGTATTGGCGGCCAAGGTGCCATCCGGCAGGGGCAGGTTGTCCTGCGCGATGCATTCGGAAACCGCCCCGTTGATGACAACCGTGACGCCATTGGCGATCTTGAATCCAGCGGTTGTGCCTAATGTTCCGCCTATAGTAATCAGCGGACCCTGGGTACCATTGGTACCGCCGATGACCCTATTGGCAATTCCCTGGAAGGAACGGCGTTCGGCTTCTTTTGGGAAACTGTCATAAATATCTCGAACCGACGGGTCAACATTGAGAGCCGGATCGTCAAATTTCTTACCAACATATTTTTCAGCCATATCTGAATCCTCCTGTGAATGGTCCTTATGAATGGTTAATGTAAATTAGTTAGTCGCAGCCACTTCCAACACCATCATCCAAGCATCATTTAAAATAACCGTGCCCTGCATGGTCTTCCAGGCGACTGATCCGCGCTGACCTAGCGGATCGGATTTACTGGGAACCGGGTTGATGACAATCGGGGTGATGGCGAATTTGCCCTTCAGTGCGACGATACCGTATGCGTCCTTGCCGAAGTACATGATTGGGTAGACATCGCAACGGGTCCCGGCAGTGGTGATCTTCCCGGTGGTTACGGTTGATCCCGCATCAGCATAGGCCTTAAAAATGGTTGACTTGACGTAGCGGACATCTTCGCAGGCACCGATTTCCGTCTCAAACTTGGAAACCTGCCCGTAGTCTGCAACGGAAGTGAACCCGGTTAGGCTGCGGATGTCAGATGTCAGGTCGACGTGGGTCACGCCGATGAATGCCGGCAGGATGGATTCCGTATTGAACGACGGGGTCGATTTCACGATCTGGGTGATAAACTGAGCTTCCTGGCGTTCCAGAGCGCGAACGACCTTGCGCTGATCTGTGCGGGAAACAACAGCAACAACGTCTGTCCTGGCTGCCACTGAATTAGCATAGAACTTATTGGAGCATGCCTTCAGGACGTTGTAGCGCAGTGTCTCGACCGTCTTGGCTGCCTGCTCGGAGCAGACTGCAACGGCTTCCCTGAGAACTGGATCTTCATGGGTATCGACGATAACATCGGTGATTTCCACCAGGTCGCCGTACTGGTACAGATTTCCGGTGATGTCGGTTGCGGTCAGTTTCTTGCCGGCAGGGGTCACGCCTTCGGTTAACGGAGTGGTTGCCAGGTCAAGGGAATTATATCTGCGCCATTTCATCGACTGGGTTTTGTTGCCCGGAAGTGCCTTTGACTGGCCGAATTTCTCCAGGCAAAGATAAGGCATCGCACGTTTCAAAAGTTCTACAACGACGAAAGCGGCAGTCCTCGGGGAGATATTGCCGTAAGTTGTAATTGCCATAATAAATAACCTCCTATTTCTTTAGTGCCTCATTGTAGGCCGAATCGAAATCATCTGTCCGGCCCTGGCCTGCGTCGACGGATCCGCGCTTGGTAATCACGGCAGTAAGGTTCTGCTTTTTTTCAGCCTTCCTTTTGTCCATGTCGATCAGGTTGTCTGTATGAGACTGATCATCTTTGTTGGTTTCCAGAAGCCCGTTCTCTTTCTTGAAGTCTGAAATCAAGTCTACGACGTCTTCTGCTGTACCCTGTTCATAGGTTGCTTTCATGGATTCCCGGAGGTAGCGCGGCTTGGTTTCTATCCATTGAAGGATGGCGCCGGAGTCACGATGCGTTTCAAAATCAGGATGAGAGCCACGAATGGTGCCAAAGTGGGCTGCTTCATCGCTTTTCTTGTAACTTTCTTCTATCGGCTGAATCCTGGAAGCAATCTTTTCCTGAATTTCGGCTGTCTTGGCCTCAAGTGTCTCGAGAATTCGGTCTTCGAGTCTCTTTAAGGCACGTTCGCGTTTCAGGCCTTCCATTTTAGATACCGAGTCGAAATCCTTTTCGTATTCACTTAATTCGGCCTTCTCGTCTTCGGTAAGGTCGTCGAATAGTGAATCGGACTTACTGGTACCCTTTTTCTTTTCTTTAGTGTCAGTGGAGAGACTGGCAACTGTCTTCTTGAGGTCTTCCAGTTCAGTCAGCAACTGGGTTTTCTCGGACTCGTATTTCTCGTCCTTGGATTTCAGAATACCCTGCAGGGACTTCCATCTCTGCTCGTAGGTCTGCTCGTCATCCCTGGTGTCTTTGCCTTCCTTGCCTTTGTCGTCTGACTTGCCCTGGTCTGCTCCCTGGCCGTCTCCCTGGTCTTCCTTCTGGGCAGCGGCGGCAGCGGCAGCGGCTTCAGCTTCGGCAGCTTTGGCAGCAGCATCGTCGTCGGCTTTCTTGCCGGAATCGTCCGACATCGTACTGTCGGGGCTGTCTCCTAATTTCTCGGCAGCATCGAACGTGTCGGAAAATATCCCGTCCTGCACGGCTTGTGTTTCCTGGATTGCCTCAAGTTCCGTCCCCTTATTATCTACGGATACATCGTTACCCATCTCATTCCCTCCTGTGTTAGAATAAAAAAAGACCACGCCAGGGATTGTCTGAACTCCCTTAACGTGGCCTTTATGATCTCGTTTACTGCCTGAGCTTTAAGCCTGAATGTTTAACCTATTCTGAAGCTTTCGCTTAACTCCTTCCAGGTTCTTTAGAATGTCCATTAATTCAGACTTCGGTATTTCAACCATGGGCTGCCGGACTGCATGAACACCGGACGTGCCATGGATACTGTCTTTTGTGGCTATTGCGCTTCTGTTTGTCATTGTATACCAGTCTTCCATCCGAAGTCAATCAATAATATGGCTTACTTGTGCCTGAGTCCTGTCCAATACCATTTTCGATGTAGAATAGTAATTCCTTAAGGGCGTCGATCCTGCCCTGGTTGCGGGGGATTTCGTCAATAGAAGCGGTGTCATTCAACTCTCGGAGATCCTGGATCATGATAGGGATTAGAGTGGACAGAATATGGCTTGCACGTTCTCCCCGGCAGTCATATAACTGGGTGATCAGGTCGACTTTTTCGGCATTCTTGACTACTTTTGGTTGTAATGACATGGTAATTCGTCCCCTTATTTAATTCCAGCCTTCTTTTTGCTGGTTTTCTGCACTTTAGGCTGTTTTGCCTTGATTTCGACCTCTTTTTCCTTCATTTTCATGTTGTGCAAATCGTCCCGCTCCTTAATTTCCTCGTCGTGGGCGGTTTGAATGGCTGTCTTGGTCTGATTGAGACGATGAGATTCCTCGGAATGGCGCAATTTCTGCTGGTGGGCTTCCTCGTCGCGGCGCATCTGCTCATTTTTGGCGGCGATGTCGATTGATCTGGCCATTAACTCGGCGTCTTGGAGGCGAGGATCGGCTGCTGGAGTTGTCTCGGGCGGTGCAATGGCATTTTTCTCCGCTTCCACGTTGAATTTCTTTGCTTTGGTCAGCTGGCCGGCTGTCTGGGCGCGTTTGTAGGCGATTTCGGCTTCCATCTGCGCGTAGGCGAGCTCCTGGGCACGCTGATCGGTCTGTTTCGCGATGATTTCCTGGGCTTCTTCCTCGGTCCGCAGGTCGATCTTAATGTCGTGGGCCTTCAGGGTCTCGGCAAGGAACTCGCGGCGCGGAATGTACGGCCAATCTTCCGGCTGCATGGTGTTTTTCAGGTTGGCGAGGGCTGCCATGCGGATTTCCTTGATCACTAATGAGGATACGCCGCGGGGCTTGCACTGGAAATCTCCCTTGATGTCTTCACGGGGATTGAATTCCATGTTCCAGCTGTAGAGATCGCGCATGACCTGTTCGGTAAAGGTATCGAAGTTCTTCACGACGTCCTTGATGCTGACGAGGATTTCTGCCTGGCGGCCGGAGGTCTGCTTACTGTTCTCGTTATTGACCTTGTCACCGATCATCCAGGTGGGCAGGCAGGTTTCTTGGTCGGCAAAGTTCATGAAGATGTCAGAGATCTTGCCTAGCTCCTCGATGTGGGAATCAATGTTGTAAACGCGGACGGCAGGGTATTGGGCCTCGATACCGCGACCGTCACGGTACCAGATCTTGCGGGGGTAGAAGGAATTCAGGTCGGTGCCTTCGTGCATCAACTGCCAGTTCACTTCCACCTGCGGTCCTGCGACACATGCAGCGTTGTCCAGCATCATTCGAGCCGCTGATGAGATGGCAATCTGGCTGTGGCGCATAACACGGGCCAGGCCTTCACCGAAGATGGATGTTTCATCTTTTTCGTAATAGAAGACTTTGTAATGAGTCAATGCTCCGTCATACAGCATGACTTTTACGGGGGCTTTGCCAATCAACCAGACATTGGCGGCGTATTCCAGATCGACATCTATTTCGGAACCGTCCGGGTTAAGGATACCGCAGGCGGCCAGGTCGGATCCGTCGACATATCCCCAGTATTGGATGGCTTCGTAGCGTTTTCCGTGCTGGCGATAACTGGACTGGGTCGTTGTGGTGCCTGAAGAAAAGATGGTGGTGCCGCCGGCTTCAGATGAACTCTGGGTTGCCGCATCCACTTCAAGGGCCTGCAGGTCTACTTCGAAAGGCTCGGGGACGTAATCACCGTCCGGGCGTTCCTGGAGGTATCGACGGATAATGTCTTTGTCAAAGTCCGGACGCTTCATTAATTTGCGCAGGTCGTGCTTGGTCAAGATGCTGCGCTGCCAGAACCCCTGTGCCTGGGAGAATTCCGCAACGGTCATGTCAGGGTACCAGTCCCAAATCCGGGTAAATTCCATGTAGGGGACATCCTGGTCTTCGATTTTTTCGATATAGGTATTGGTCTGGTCGTCTGGTTGCCAGCGACGCTTCTGGCGTCTGTTAACCAGTGGACCGGC